CGACGCTTGATTGCGTCGTGTATGCGGATGGTCGATCCGCGCTCTAGGCTGGGAAACCTAGGGTCCGTGTTGGAAGAGAATTCATGGTTCCGATCTCCGTGAGCTCGTATAGGGGCACCCACCCCTCTGGCGAACCACGTTTGAGACACCGTGTTATTCTCTTCCTGTCCTGCAGCGTGAAGCGTCCATTAGCCTCTGCCTTCGCCGTTATACGGATCAATAGTCGTCTCGTCCGAGTACTTACCCTTGTGGTAGTATTCAGACTTGCCTTCCATTGTGTCCATGAAAACGGTGCGATCATGGCAGAGTGCTTCTTGAACGTCTTGCAACTCAGCGGCTTTACCTTGCCTGGTGGTGCCCTTTCGGGGGACCACAGCTTCATTAAGCGCGTTTCGCGGAGAAGAGCGTTCCGAGCGTCCTCGTACTTTACGTACTTGGTCTCTCGGTTTCGCAGATGCGGTCGAATCGTTAGTCCCTGGAGGGTTTGTTCCCATCCTTCGACTGGCGTTTTGACCAGCTTCATCTTCCCGTGCCGTAAAACGTGCTGGAGCTGTGCTACACTAGGCACGCCATCTCCGCGTCCACCGAACGTTACGTCCCCTTCTTTACGGGTTGGGGCCAGTTCTCGGATGCGGACGGCGCGTAGCCAACGCCCGGGTTTCACTAGTTGCGATCTGGACGAAGTAAGGGCTTCGAGGCAGGTGAGGGGAGACTTGGTCACCCTCCCCTTCCACTTCGATGCCCCCGCTTCGGCCGGTCCCACAACTACGCGAGACTCGGCGGACCAGGTATTTTTACGTTCTACGATTTGTTCGCAGAAGACCCCTCGGGGTCCGTAAAAAGACTTGGACCTGTTGACTACGAGGCCAAGTGCGGTCAGTGTCGACTCGTACTTCTGTACCTCTTCGGGGGTCCAGAGTGCGATTAAGTCGTCACCACAGACTGCGGCTGAGTTCCGATGTTCAGGGGCGGCGATCCAGGCCGCTGCCAAGTTGATCAGAGAAAGGATTACCCAACTTGGGCCTAGGCCCATGTGTAGTCCTCGACTCGTCTCAAGCAACTTGGAACTTTCGAGAGCGTCTCTGTAACTGTCGAGTGTATTGCTAAACTTCGGTTCAGCTCTACGCACGGCGGGTTCAAAGATACCTCCGAAACTTCCTTGACCGTTCACCACGGAATGGGGGCCTAGGAGTAGCTCTACGGCATCGTCCCAACGACTTCTGTTTTCAGAGTCGGTAAAGACTTTGCTGTTAAGCCATTTTCCTAGGCGTCTTCCCAGTTCGTGGGGAATGTAGTCAGTTGCGGCGGACAGGTCGGCGGAATAGAGGAGTGCCTTTCGAGGATTCCCCTTTCCCTTTGATCTTGACAGCGTGATGGTTCTTCCCTTAAGCATGTCCCGACTTAGGCGATTGCGCTTTAGAGTCGGTAACCATAGTTGGTTGAGACGGCGACTGATCCAGACTTCTCGGGCACCATGTGTGCTTGCGAGTCGGATTTTGTCGCCCATCTCCGCTATGGCTACCGGCGCTAAAGGCGGAGGAGAAGATCCTGGTCCATGCTGAGTGAAGAGTGAGGCTGCATCTCCCGACCGTAAGGTCAGTTTGGCGAGGCGTTCATGTAGCCGAGGTTGCTCTGAGTTTTGTATAGCAGTTGCTTGCAAAACCGAGCCCGTCGGTTCCATGACACCCCGACCAAACGACCCCATCGTGTCGTAGTAGGTGCTTCCTCCTCCGAAAGGAACGTTCCCGAACAGGTCCTCGTCGGAATCAGAATCTTGATTGTAGAAGTTTTGCCAGTTTTCGGACGGCAAGCTTCCCAATTGAGCTCTGATTTCCTCAGGGACCGAGTCGGAGTCGCTGTCCTCGTTATCGTAGCCGATACCGCCCCATGTGGAAATGGGGGGTGCGACTTCGGTTTCGCGGATCAGTAACTCTGTCTCTGCCTCCGTCTCGGTGACTGCTCTGGCGACACTGTACATATGCAGTGCGCTAGCGCAGCCTCCCATGATGGTAGGCAGTTCGAGTGTTGCTTTCGAACTCGGCGTAGGCCAAGGAATCTCCCCTTCCGCCGTTTGCGTGTACCCTCTTGTGTGAAGTCTGTCTAGTACATGTACTAAACTCTCGAGGGTAGCCGAATCAGGCGTGTGGTGGGAAGTCCATCTCTGGATTGCTTCCTCGGACGCTGCAGTAGCTCGCTTATCCGCGCTGGCTTTTGATCGTTGCCAAAAGATTGACCTCCCGACCCGTGATGCGTACATTAACGCATCCGGCGAGGCTCTGAACCCTTTTCGCGCTCGACGATCGAACTTAGTTTTGTTCTCATGGAAATGAGGCCTGACTAATTTTGGTCCGATTGCTCGAAAAGATGTGCAGAGGGTCTTTCTGATGGCATGGCACCAGGCTTTGAGTGCGGAGGGCCCTTGATTCAAGAGAGAGTTCACGAAACGGATAAAACTACGATGACGACGTATGTCGTTCGGACGGTTTTGGAAGTTAAGTGTCCCTTCACTTGCCTCGAAGGCACTCACAATCTCAGCCCAGTGTGTCACCACGGTCGAATGCCAAGTCGCCAACTTCCTTGGTTGACAACGCGGTGGTTCCGTAAGGACCGGCGAGCTGCCTGCTTCACACGTAGCAGGACTTAGTGCGGAGGGGGGTCGAGCACCCCAAACCCGCAGAGGAGGTAAGACATGTCGCGCACACGTGCGCCTCATGCCCTTATCCAACTTGCGGAAACCATGGAAGGTCGATTTTAATCGACTGGTTTTCGCCGTTGGGCCTCCAGGGTGCGC